GACCGCAGGCAATCCCGCGGTTGCCGTTAGAGTTAAATGCGTAGAAGTTAACGCTCACCCTTGCGTACACGCCGGAGTAGACTTCCGAGCGACTCATGATGGGATTCAGGGACTTGTCCACGATCTGCGGAGCAGAGTTGCTGTTAGCGTTTACGAAGTAGCAGCCCGCATAGGCCTCATCGTCAGGGCGGTCAATGTCGCCGTCACGCAGGGGAAGCTTCAAGGCGGACTTACTCGGAACCTTGCCCCCGAACTTGCCGCGCCCTTCCTCCATGGCGGCGTCTACAGCGGCATTAATGGCCGCGATAGTCTTGGTGTCGCTCTTAGGGATTACTAGGCTGACACTGTACTTGGGGGTTCCGCCGTTGATGCTCTTAGGCTCGTGCACATTGGCGAAACTAAGACGGACCAGGCCGGTGACCACCTTGGTGGGATTCTTGCCGGGATTGGGGTTAGGACGGTTTGCTGTGTTTGACATGGTTACATTTCCTCCTCAAATTCGTTTATAGCTGCTGTACTGATGGCTTGACGCTTGTCCGACATCGGCACAAGGATTGGTTTGCCTTGCGGCTTCACTATGAGGTGACCTAGGACCTCGACAAATCTTTTCTTGCCAAGCAGCGACTCCATCTCGCCGAGGGTGATAAGGCTCTGGCGGTAGATGTCCCGATAACCCGCTGCTTTTGTCGCTTCTACCACGGCGTCCTCGTCGGCGTACTTCCTAACGGAGCGCCCCTCCACCAGCTTGAAACCTTGCCACTCCTTGCCGTGCCTGACCGCCGCCTCCAGAGCATATGCCTTGATGTCGTTCGCCCAGGATATAAGGTCATCCAGTTTGGCGAGGATTTCTTCAATATCTCCGTCGGAGAGTAGCGGTGGCAGTGCGAATTCAAACCGCGCAAGGTTAAGGTTGTCCTCCGCCCGCGCGCGGCACTTCACCGCCGCACGGCAGAACCGGCACCACTCGCCGGGGACGCACTCCCCCGAGCCTTCGAAGGCAAGGCTGGCAATGGGCTTGAGGACCTCGTCGGCCCACTGATAGAGGGATTCCTTGGCCACTGTAACGGTACTGACGTTTTCACGCCGTGGCTGATAAATTGTCATGGACACCGAGCAGATATCGTAGATGTCGTCGAAAAGCTCTAGGGCACCGAGCGCGTATAGCTTAATCTGCGGATTATCATCTGCACTAACCAAAATACCCTGACCGTACTTGAAGTCCACGATGTGAAGCGCCCCTTCGGAGATAATGACACAATCGCCCGTGCCAAATCCGTCTGGGACGTATTTGGAGAAGTCCAGGCGTTGCTCTATAAGCACGACTGGATCAGCGCACTCCTGCTTTGCCTGGGTGATTAGTCCTTGGATAAACTCCACATAGCCATCCGTGTGCATGTCCATCTCGTCGGAATCGTACTTGGAGATGGGCTTCTTGGAGCGCCTCTTAAGGGCTTTTCGCAGCTTGTGTTCTGCCAGTGCGTGAGCGGCTGTGCCTTCGGCGGCAGCTTCTCCGCTGTTGTCCGCAAACTCCCGTTCCAGCCGTGCAGAGGGCGTGCAGTTCATCCAGCGATGGGCACCGGAAGCAGAGAGTAGTGCATGTTGTTTTTCTCCACTCATTTCAGTCCCTCTGCATCCTCCAGCAGCGCCGCGTAGTTTGCCGGATCAATCTGGCTGAGTTTTGGCGCACCGTACTTTTCCAATAGTGTCCTTACATTTGCCGTAAAACCTAGCTGGCTCTTTTCGGCCAGTTTAGCCCGCACCTGCTCCAGCGTGACCTCCTTTGTCGCAGGTTTTTCTACCTTTGCCGAGGCTGACAGTTCAGGCTGGGCGGCTTCGGCAGGCTCATTTGCTGCCATAGTATCGGCAACCGCCTGTACACTCTCAGCAAGGGAGCGCAAGTTGCTGACCACATCATGCAGCAGTTTAATCTTGCTCAAGCTTTTCACCTCCCTCCTCAACGATGCAAAGCACCCTCACGCTATTGCCGGGGATAACTACCGTCAATCTGCGCTTCTCACCTAGCAGGAGGCGCAACAGCCTTTCCCGCACGGTGACGTTGCGGCAGCCGACAATCCCATTGTCCTGGGACTCCTTCGAAACACTGATTTTTAGCATGTGCTTCATTCGAGCCACCTTACCTTTCCGAAGGCTGATTCTGTGTGCCTTCGCTATATTGCACCTGTGGAGGGTAAATCGGACGGTCTATGAGAGGAACTCCTTCAGTTTGGTCTTCGCCCTGTTCACTGCATGGCGGATCGCCGACTCATCCTTACCTTCAAGGGCAGCGAGTTCCGTATATGTCCAACCTTCCAGAAGGCATTTGTGGACTAGGAATTGTTGGCGCTCATTCAGCTGCGACATGGCAAGGCTGATCGTCTCGGAACTTATGAGTTCAGCAAGTAAGTCCGTACCATCAGAGAAGAAACGCGCGTCCTCATAGGTGAAGGTGCTTAACTGGGTATGGCGGTCTGGGCGACTGTTCCGTCGGTTATTGCTCTTTTCTGCTTTCACGGATTCCAGATAGAAGGCTCCGACCTCCTCGGATACTTCCAACTCGATAATTTTGCCGTCAGCGTCTTGGTAACTGATTTTCATCGTTTGGCTCCTTTGGCTTTCAGATTTTTGAAATCCGCCGGAGCCGTTAAATCCGCTATAAACAGCAGAAGACGACAGGAGGCCCAGTTATCCCTAGGGATAATTAAGCCCGCACTGTCGTCTTGCGATCTGGCGGATTTACCTATTTAGTTGTTAATGCTGCTTCATGCAGCTTCTGAAATAATGATGGCGCCCTCGATGTTAAAGGTGCCGTCGGCGTTGGCCGTTATTCTGACCGGGCAACCACCAATGTTGATGACGATGAGTCTGCGGTCTCTACTTACGTCGCAGATTCTTTTCTTGTTCGTGTTTCTTACCTCGTCTATGGCTACGACCTCCTTCCCAAAACAGTCATGATTATTGAGCTTGTATGTGTACGCTTTCATTATAGGAGGCTCCGTAATGGATAAAAAACTCGCTCATTTAATATTTGGTGGTAAAAGTACGAAAACTGTATATAAATAAAGCTATCGTTTAAAATTTGGTGGTATAATGAAACCGTATTATATCGAGAGCAGGGTGCATCTATGGGCAAGAGGCGGTTTGAGAAGTGTGAAGTATCCAAAACTAAGACTGAGGAGCTGGGCATTGAAGGGCTGCTCGTCATTGAAACGGACGACAGTGACCATTTTATTGCCGTCCATAAAAACTACTTCAAAAATGAAGATAGACCTCGCTGCCCTTCCTGTGACTCGGAAAAGACTCGCAGTTCAAAGGTTGTAACAAGAACTTTCAAGGACATCCTCTCGGCTGACGATAGTAAGGGCTTCAAAATTGTTGATCTGGTTTTCAATCAGCGCTATTTACGCTGTGACGGATGTGGGAAAAGTGTCTTCCCTGAAGACATTAGCTTTGCTTCTAAAGGTTGCAGATACACAGATCGGCTGTCCGACAAGCTCGCCGACGGTACCCTCACCTATTCATATAAAAGGGTATGCGATTATTATGGTGTGCCTGCTTCTACTGCGTCTGTCGGGGCGATTATGCGCAGGCGCACTCAGTTCTGGGAAGCGTCAATGCCTCCCATTTACACTCCGGAAACCTTAGCAATATTCGAGGTGGAGTTCTACAAGAGAATATATCCGGTAGTTTTCACAGTTCGTGCTGGAGAGCCGTATTTTCTTGATATTCTCAAAGAATCTAGCGAGCAGGCATATATAACTTTCTTTAAAAAGCTAAATGTTAATAAAGTCAAAATGATATACATAGACCCGGTAGAAAGCTTGTTCAACGCAGTGAAATCCTTCTTTCCTTCCGTTTCTGTAATGGTGTCTGATGAATGTATCCTCCGGTACGCTCGGATGGCTCTGCACGACGTAATATACAAGGATGGAAAGAGAATGCCCGTGAGACACAAATACGCCACGCTGGCGCAGAAGAAAGACATCATTACGGACGTTTACACGAAGCGGCAACTGGTAGCCTCCTTTCAAAGTCGGCCACTCCTGAAAGCCGCATACGACCATTATCAGAAATTGCTAACCCTCATGGAGGACAAATGGCAGTACAGCGATATTACAACATGGGCTGATGCCATACCGGACAACTTGCCTGAGTTCGACATACTCACTGGCATGGTTGAATTGTTCGGCGATCACATCAAAGCGTTCTCCGAAGAGGTCGGTAGCACGTCTGGCACATACTCAACGTATGTAAGTCAGTTCATCGAAGCAATCAATGAAATGTTGTTCTGCATATATGATGTTCTTCGAGCGAGAACCATCTTTTCCGCGCCGCCGGACACTATAATAGAAGATGAAACTGAGAAACGGATGGGCGTTCGTGTTGGCAGACTAATAAGCAAACTTGAAGAAGTTACAGGTAACATTAAGGAGGATAGATACTATGGACTCTAATGCTAAAATCAGACAAGCAGGGTTCAATATAAAGGAGAAGGCGAACTTGGTCTGGAATGTGGCCAACAGTTTGTTTGGCGCCTATAAGCCGCACGAGTATGGCCTGGTCATTTTGCCTATGGCGGTTATCAAGCGCTTTCACGACTGCCTGCTGCCCACCCATGACAAGGTCAGGGAGACCTACCTGAAAGTCAGAGAACTGGCAGTCAGAGACGGCTTTCTTCGCACCGCCTCCGGCTACAAGTTCTACAACACAAGTACATATACATTTGAACTGCTGAGGGCTGATCCTGACAACATTAAGGTCAATTTTGAGGACTACATTAATGGCTTCTCGGATAATGTCATTGATATTCTTGCCAACATGGGATTCTTTGCGCAGATTGACCGCATGTCAGACGCCGGAGTTCTGTATCAGGTAATCAGCGACTTCTGCGGCGTAGACGCCGATATGGACCCAGGAAAGATCTCTGCCGTTGACATGGGCTATGTCTTTGAGAACCTGGTACAGCGCTTCTCTGAAAGCTATGCCGAAGAAGCCGGAGCCCATTTCACCAGCCGAGACATTATCTACCTCATGTGCGACCTGCTGACCACCGGTGATAACTTCTTCGCGGAAAACGCCCAACCAAGAACTGTTTATGACATGGCGATGGGCACCAGTCAGATGCTGACCTGTATGGAGGAACGAATAAAGACCCTGGATGCCGAAGCAAGCATCATCTGCTTCGGTCAGGAAATCAATCCTTTCACTTTCGGCATTGCAAAGGCGGATATGCTCATCCGTGGCGGCGACCCTGAAAACATGCAGTTTGGTAACACACTTAGTGACGATAAGTTTCCCGGCTACACCTTCGATTACGTCATTTCCAACCCGCCTTTTGGCATCGATTGGAAGCGAGAAGCAAAGGATATTGAGGCCGAAGCCAAGAAGGGCCCCAAAGGGCGCTTCGGTGTTGGACTGCCTAGCAAGAGTGACGGGCAGATGCTTTTCCTTCTTAACGGTCTCGCAAAACTGAAAGATACCGGAAGAATGGCGATTATCCAAAACGGCTCCTCGCTATTCACTGGTGATGCCGGGAGCGGTCCAAGTGAAATCCGCCGATACATAATAGAAAACGACTGGCTTGATGCCATTGTTCAGCTGCCAAATGACAGCTTCTATAACACCGGCATAGCAACCTATGTCTGGCTGATTACTAAGAATAAGCCGGACGAGCACAAGGGCTATGTACAGCTAATCGACGCCAGCAAGTGCTTCGAAATCCGAAGAAAACCTATCGGCAATAAGCGCGTTGATATTACCGAGGTCTGTCACAATCTGATCGTGGAGGTTTACGGCAATTATACCGATGGAGTATTTACCAAAGAAATCGGCGATAAAAAAGAAATAGTTTGCAGGAGCAAAGTCCTGGCATCCGAAACCCTTGGTTATAACAAAATAACCGTAGAAAGTCCCATCCTAGATGAGACAGGAAAGCCATTGCTCAAAAAGGGTGCACTAGTTGCTGATTCGTCCAAACGCGACACAGAGATTGTCCAGTTGGATGAAGATGTGCACACCTTCTTCATGCGGGAAGTTTTGCCGTATCGTCCTGGCGCCTGGATTGATGAATCTAAGACCAAGGTGGGTTATGAAATCCCATTCACTCGCACATTTTACGAGTTTGCTGAACTGGAGCCATCCGTGGATATCGCAAAACGAATTGAGCAAAGCGAGCGCAGCCTCGTGGAAAAACTACATTCGTTGTTCAGGAACGGTGGTGAATAAAGTGGTTGCTGTTGCTACCTACGCCACATTAAAGGATAGCGGTATAGACTGGATCGGATATGTTCCTGAGAGCTGGAATGTTAGAACACTCTATCAGCTGGTGACACAAGTGAAATGCAAAAACAGCGAACTACAAGAAAGCAACCTGCTGTCACTTAGTTATGGAAAAGTCAAGCGCAAGGATATCGATTCATCCGAGGGATTGTTACCCGCTTCTTTTGATGGATACAACATCATTGAAGAGGGCGATGTTGTGCTGCGCCTAACGGACCTTCAGAACGACCATACAAGCCTGAGAGTTGGATTGTGCACGGAAAGAGGCATCATAACCTCGGCGTATACTACCCTTCGCCCTATCAGTTCGAGGCACTCGAAGTATATCTATTATCTACTTCATGCTTTTGACCTAAAAAAAGGATTTTATGGTATGGGCTCCGGTGTCCGTCAAGGGCTGAACTATGGTGAGGTCAAGGAGCTACGTGTTATACTCCCAAGTGATAGTGAACAGAAGGCGATAATTAATTACCTTGATGACCAGTGCGACCAGATTGACTCCATCATCGACGAAGCAAAGGTGAGTGTCACCCAATACAAAGCTTGGAAGGCATCGATTATCTACGACGCAATCACTAAAGGGCTTGAGT